AAAGACCCGCCACTACTTGGCGGAAAAGATCTTGGAGTTGGTGCAAACCTTCTATACCGAGACGCGAGTTATTCAGGTAACAAATGACTCTGACCCTCTTCAGCCGCGTGAAGCGATGGTAATTAACGAGGTAACGCCAGAAGGGCAGGTGATTGACGACCTGACGCTCGGTGAATACGACGTTGTGGTGTCTACGGCACCAGCTCGTGACTCATTTGACGAGGTTCAGTTCGCAGAAGCCTTAAATCTGCGTCAAGTCGGCGTGGCTATCCCCGACGACGCGATCATTGAGTACTCACATCTGGCCAAGAAGGGTGAGCTTGCGAAGCGCATCCGTATGTTGACCGGAATTGAGAAGACACCAGAGCAGATGGAGGCCGCGATGATGGTTCAACAGATGCAAATGCAGGAAGCTCAGCTAGAACTGGCGAAATTGGAGGCCGAAGTGCAGAAACTTGGCTCCGAGGCCGCTGTAAATATCGCGAAGGCCCAGACCACGCAGGCTGCACCGGATATTCAGGTAGCTGAACTGCAAGGAAAGATCGAAATGAAGATGCAAGAACTGCAGCTTCGTCGAGAGTTGGCTGATCTGACTAACCAAGTCAGGACAAATCAGCAACAAACCCAAGCCGCCGCTCGTATTGCCGCCACGGCCATGCAAACCGGCGCGAAAAACACCCCAAATCAATAGGAATTTGACATGTCTGATCAAGAAGATACTGCGGTAGCGACCACTTTGCCTGGGGCTGATGCTCCAGAGCCCGTTCAAGAGGCCCTAGACCTTAATTTCGGCTTGGGAGAAGAAGATAATGAGGCAGAATCCGCTGAAGAAGTGGTGGAAGACGCTGTCGAAGAGACAGAAGCGGTTGCGGAGGAAGCTGAAGTTGCAGATGAAGAGGTCGAGGAGCCGGAATTAGAGCAGGTTGCCGAGGCCGAAGACGAAGATCTTGACGATGACACTGAGATTGTCGACGAAGAGCCTGAAGTTGAGCCCGAATCGACGCGTAAAAAGCCAATGGTGCCTAAATCTCGCTTAGATGAAGTGTTAGCGAAGCAAAAAGCGCTGCAGAAACAGCTGGATGACATGAAAGCGGCCCAAGAAGTGGCCGAAAGTGCCCCCGAAGAGTACGACTTCGACGCTAAAGAGCTGGAATATCAGCAATTGGTGCTCGATGGCGAGGCTGATAAGGCCGCAGCGCTTCGAAATGCCATGCGCAAAGCCGAAAAAGAGCAGATCGCGTACGAAATGCGTCAAGAAATGTCGCAGACGGTAGCCCAGAACCAGCAAGCGACTGCTTTGCAGAGCGCTGCCAACGAGTTGGAGGCTAATTTCCCCGTCTTTGACCAGAATTCTGAGGCCTACAACGCTGAATACACGCAAGAAGTCATAGATCTTCGTGATGCGTTCATCACTCAGGGCTTTGGGGCAGTAGAAGCGCTGGGTAAAGCGGCTAATTTTGTGGTCAAGAGCTACGATCTTGTCGAACCGGCGGCCACTACGTCCACTTTGGGCGCAGATACTGCACCTGCAGCTAAGAATGTAGACGAAGTTACGAAGAAACGTCGCCAAGTAGCCAGCAAACTGAAGGCAGCGGAGGCCCAACCGCCAGAATTGCCTGGAGAAAGCTCTGCTAACCGTGGTGAAAAGCCCCTAGACATCTCTTCAATGACTGAAGATGAGTTCAATTCGCTACCAGATGCCACATTGAAGCGGCTTCGCGGCGATATTTTGTAGGTTTGATATGGCACACGAGAGTAGAAGAGCCGCGCTGCTGAAAAAACACGGGTTAAACGGTGTGAATCAACCGAAACGCACCCCGAACCACCCGACTAAGTCGCACATGGTGCTGGCTGCGGTGGGGCACGAGATGAAATTGATCCGATTTGGGCAGCAAGGCGTACGTGGTGCGGGTAAGAACCCCAAGTCCGCCAAGGACAAGGCTCGAAAGAAGTCTTATTACGCCCGTCATAATGCCCAAGACGCAAAGCCTTCAAAGCTCAGTGCGCGGTACTGGTCACACAAAGTTAAATGGTGATCTTTTTGTTTGCAGAATAGTACAAGTGGTACTATTCTGCAGCAATCGTCTATCTAAACGATATTAGGTCGTGCCGTACACGTTAAAAACGTATTCGCCTGTAAAGGCGTTAAACCTTCCGAGGTCGCCCCTCGTTAATAAGCGCTAGTTCGTCGCCTCACGACACGAGGAAACGGATTAGCCGCTCCAAAAGTCGGCTATGAACGGGCTTGTGCCCAACATAAGTACAACAAGTACTAATTTACGCAATTAAGGAACCGATATGGCTCTTACTAACTTTGCGTCGCTGACTTCAAACCAATTAACGGCTTGGTCTCGCGACTTTTGGCAGGTTGCTCGCAACATGTCTTTCATCAACCAGTTCGCAGGATCTGGTCAAAACGCAATGGTTCAGCGAATCACTGAACTTACCAAGAGTGAGAAGGGCACCAAAGCCGTAATCACCTTGCTAGCGGATATGACTGGTGACGGTGTAACCGGCGACAACACTCTGGAAGGTAATGAAGAAGCGCTTCGCGCCTACGACATCACCGTCGAGCTGGATCAGCTGCGCTTTGCTAACCGCATCGCCGGTCGATTGGCCGATCAGAAGTCAGTTGTAAACTTCCGTGAGCAGTCTCGCGACGCACTTGCATACGCAATGGCGGATCGTATGGATCAGCTGGCGTTCTTGACCCTGTCTGGTGTTGCTTACACTCACAAGACAAATGGCGCTCTTCGCACCACGTCTGGTACCACCGGTCTGGAACTGGTCGATCTGGAGTTTGCTTCAGACGTTTCTGCTCCTACCTCAGCTCGTCACTTGCGAGTAGATGTGTCAGGCGGCACGTCAACGCTTGCAGCTGGTGATACCACTGCTGTTGCTGCGACCGACAAGATCGCTTACCGCGACATCGTTAACCTGAAAGCCTACGCCAAGGATAACTACATCCGTGGTCTGCGTGGCGCAGGTAACGAAGAAGTGTTCCACATGTTCGTAACGCCTCGTCAGATGGCTGATCTGAAGTTGGACTCCGACTTCTTGACGAACGTTCGTAACGCGGGTGTCCGTGGGCCTTCTAACAGCCTGTTCTCAGGAACAAGCAGCCTGATGGTAGACGGCGTGATGATCCACGAGTTCCGTCACGTCTTCAGCACTGAAGGCGCTACTTCAGGTGCCTCTGGCAACGCTGGTGCTGCAGGGTACAAGTGGGGCGCTGGCGCTAACGTAGACGGTGCTCGCGCATTGTTCTGTGGTGCTCAAGCTCTGGCTATGGCCGACATCGGCAACCCTGAGATTGTTGAAGATACCTTCGACTACTCAAACCAAGCCGGTATCTCTATTGGCAAGATCTTTGGCTTACGTAAGCCGAAGTACAACAGTGACTACAACGGTAGCGTCCAAGACTTTGGCGTAATCGCTCTCGACACTGCTCAGTAGAGTGTTTAGCCCCCTCTTCGGAGGGGGCTCTTTTTTGGGGACTAAGTAATGGGTTACGGAACTACGCGAACGAAAACGGTAAAGAAGAAAAAGAAGAAGATGCCACCGGCACCACGAAGAACCAGGAGATCAGGGTACTAAACATGAAGGTTATATCAGACAAGGAAGTCAGGGTTGCAACGCTTACGGGGGCAGTTGTTCTGTTCCAAGCAGGCGTTGAACGCGAGGTATCTGACGAGATTGGGTTAATCGCCCTGCAGATGGGCGCAAAAGAAGTTCAAGCAGCTGCGCCAACGATCGAAGAAGAAGTAGCTGTATCCGATGAGCCAGTAGTGGTCATCGAGGAAGAGGTTGCTGCCCCTGACTCAGATTTGGTGGCAGTTATGGAAGGCCTGATTGATGAGGGCGATCCAGAGAATTTTAAGGCTGACGGTACGCCAAAAGCTGCCGTTGTTAATAAAGCCGCTGGCCGAACAGTCTCAACGTCTGAACGTGAGGTTGCTTGGCAAGAGGCGTTAAATACCTAGAGGTAGACCATGACTGTAAGTGTGCAAAGCGTAGTTGATCGAGTCCAAGCGATTCTTCAAGACACCACCGGTATCCGATGGCCGGTCGTAAGTGAACTGGTCTTGTTCATAAATGACGCTCAGCGTGAAATCGCTTTGCTCAAGCCAGATGCGAGTGCGGTAAACACCACCGTCACTTTGACAGCTGGTACGAAGCAAGACATCCCGACAGCTGGTAATCGTCTGCTACGAGTCGTTCGCAATATGTCTGCTGCCTCAAATGGCACGGGCAAAAGAGCGGTTCGCTTAGTGTCTCGTGACATCTTGGATTCGCAGACCCCAAATTGGCACGATCCGACAGTTGCTGGTGATGCTGCACACACGAATATCGTCAAACACTACGTTTATGACGAGCAGAACCCCCGTAATTTTTACGTATATCCAGGCGTATCAGGCAATGCGTATGTTGAGATTGTCTACGCAGCAAACCCTGCGACCGTAACTCAGTCAGGCGATCTGTCGATCCCCGACATTTTTGCCAATGCTGTCGCGGACTACACGCTCTTCAGGGCATATACCAAAGACGCCGAGTACGCTGGGAATAATCAGCGAGCGAGCACTCATTACAACCTGTTTATCAATTCGGTTACGGGTAAAGGTCAGATTGACATAATCACTTCACCCAACATGGATTTGAATCAGCAGAACATAACGATGCCGTCGCAAGCAGCGGGGTAAGACATGGCGCTTTACGAATCGCTACTGCCCGAGATCCTTCCGATGGTGCCCTCGTGCCCCGATACGTTGATCGAGAACAGTATTCGGTCGGCCACGATAGAGCTGTGTGAGAAATCTGGGGTCTATCAACAAGAGTTAGACCCGATCACAACCATCGCTAATCTGTTCGAGTATGACCTTGAGCCGCCAAACGGCACTGTTGTCCATGAGATTTTATGGGCCACTTACGACGGCACCGACTTAGAGCCGATCACTTCCGCGCTACTTGAGCAGCGTATTCCTGAGTGGCGTAAGGCTGGTAACGAGGGTACCCCTGAGTACTTCGTAAAGCAGTCACAGAGCCTGTTTTACATAGCGCCTGTACCAAATGTCACCAAGGTATCTAGCGTGCTTATGCGGGCTGTACTGAAGCCTACGCACACGTCGACAGCCTGTGATGACGATGTCATGAACGACTATCGCGACACCATCGTCAATGGTGCGTTGTTACGTTTGTTGCGGATGCCTGGTCGTGAGTGGACGGACTATGCGGGCGCGGGTGTTTACGCATCACTATTTAACGAACAGCTCGTCGAAGCAGAGAAGCGCGGACGGCAATCAGAAACCAGAGTAGCTAGGAAGGTGAAGTACGGTGGAGTCGGTAGAAACTACAAACTTACAAGAACGCGGTACTCAAGGGGATGAGCCGGTTCTTGGTGATATTCGTGAAGACTGGGATCGTGTTCGTCTTGGTGTGGAGGCAATCCTACAGGCTCATCCGCAGCTATCTTTCCGGCCTGAAGATGTCTACGCCGAAGTGGTTGCTGGTAATGCGCTCTATTGGAAAGCGCCTGAGGGGTTTGTTGTCACGACTATTGAGGTGGATGGATTCACATCCAAGAAGACCCTCCTTGTCTGGCTTGCGTACTCCGATGAGCAAGGTCAGCGGAATGTTCTCAAGTATCAGGGCTTCTTTAAGAAGGTAGCTTCTGAAATTGGCGTAGAGGCACTTGAGGTGCGAACTACGGTGCGGCAGATGGAACCGATCCTGATAGATCAGGGTTGGGAGATAGATCAAATTGTTTACAGGTACAGGTTGAGCAATGGGCAGTAAACCAAAGAAACAAGAGTACGAAGCTAGCGAGTCAGAGAAGATCAGCGCTTCGGTTGCGATGGCCGATAAAAACGCGTTTGACAGGAAGTACGGCCCGCTCCTTAAGAATATGCGCGACCAGTCAAAGAGCGATGACCCCACTCGCGCTCTCCGTGGACGAGCTAATGCGGATACCATGCAGGCGTTGACCAATGACCTGTCGTTTAGGAACACGCAGGAGTTAGATCGTTCTGGTGAGATAGCAAACGCGGCGGTGGGTCAGTTAGGCCAAGCGGGTGCGAAGGGCGCAGGCATTCAGAATCAACTTCGTACGAACGTACTTGGCATTGCACGGCAGCAGTCAGCAGACGCTGCGTCCGGCTTAGCGGATGCGGCACGTATGGAAACTTCGACTCAGTTAAACAACGCGCAAGCTAAGCAAATGGAGCGCAATGCGCGTAACGCTGCGGCAGCCCAGATCGCCGGTAGTGCGCTAATAACTGGCATCAATAACAAGCGTACGAAAGGGATGAAAGCGCCTACTGACGCTGATGGAAACCGCTTAGCGGGGCCACCCCAACAAGTACAAGGGTCGTTCTTTACGCCAGTCAATTCTCAAGGTCAGCAGGCCCTCGGAATTGTGAATCGAATGAATCAGTCGGGGACTATTTACGACCCCAGCAACCCGTTCAGTCCTTTTAGGAGTAACTGATGGCCTACGAATACATGGGCGGCTTTAGTAACCCGACTTCTATGGGCGAATTTAGGGGCTCAACGATTGGCGCGTTACCGACAGTAGCAGACCCTGAAAAAGCGTATGCCGATATGTCCCGTGCGGATTACATGAATTTCCTGCGCAATTACAGCGGTTTTGAAGACGATCTAATTCAGCAGGCGCAGAACGACACTTCGCTGATTGATACCGCTCGCGACGATTCAGCAAAAGCTGCCGGACTTGCTAGCGGTATTGCTGGCAGAAATGTTTCACGGTTCGGCGGGCAGTTAACCCCCGCACAGCAGCAGCAACAACAAGCAGGTCTCCAACGATCTAACACATTGGGGTCGATCCAAGCTCTTGGTGATGCGCGTATAGCCCAGCGGGAGGCGAATCAGCGACTACTGTCTGACCTAATCAACATTGGTCAGGGCGTAGCTAGATCATCACAAGCAGGGCTGTCCAATGCCGCAGGTTTAGCGAATCAGCGCGAGCAGGCATACAACAATGCGAAAGCGCAATCCAAAGCTCAGACCTATAGCACTATCGGTGGGCTTGGCGCAGCAGCAATCATCGCGTTGGCGATATAGGAAAAGATCATGGCGAGAAGTATAGGTGATGCGTTCCTCGGCGGTATGACACTGGCGCAACAAGCGAATCAGTC